TCTAACCCAGGACAACAAGCTCTAGGAAACTTACTAGGTATTGTTGGTACAGGAGCAGCAGCTTATACAGCGTTTTCTGACATTCGTACAAAAGAAAATATTGTTAATATTGGCAATGGTAAACACAATCTACCAGTTTATATGTTTGACTATAAGCCTAAATGGAAAGATCAAGCTGGTCATGGTAGGTTTATTGGTTATATGGCTCACGAAGTGGAAAAAGTTGCTCCACAAGCAGTTATTACTCGTGCAGATGGTATTAAACAAGTTCGTTACGATTTAGTTTAGGAAAAATTATGGACTCAAATTATTTAGACGAGCTTTTTAAAAACTCATATTTATCCAATATTGGATATGGCAGTAGTACAGATGGTTCAATTGGATCTGGTGGAATGAATAGTTATTTATCTAATATTGGTTTAGATGGCGGTGGATCATTTACTGGTCAAGAGGCTTTTCAATTGCCAATGTCTGCTTATACTCCAGAATATCTAAATATGCTTGCACAATACCAAGGCGTAGATGCTGGCAATGCAAGTTACTTAGATAGATTGCTTAGAAATACAGAGCAAGGTTTATATAAGCAAGAAGGATTAGCTCAAAAAGCATCTGGTCAAACAGTAACAGATCTGTTAAAAAAACAATCTCAACAAAATGCACTTGGTCAATTAGGGCAAATTGGATCTAAAATGCAACAACAAAATAATCCTCAACAGGCTGATGTAAACAGAATGGCGCAACAGCAAGCAATGATGAGCAGAGGGCAAAAAGTAGATACTACTTCTGCGTTGTTATCTTTATTGCAAGACCAAAAAATGTTAAGACAACCAAGACTATCTTTAATCTGAGGCACACATGGCATATATTCCATCATATTACGAAGGCTTATTATCAGAAGATGATATGTCATCTTTACGCCTTCAATCACTTGCATCTGGATTATTAGGTGCAGGCGCAGCATTTTCTAGAGCTGGCGCACCGTCTACCATGCCACAAGGTAGTGGATTTAGCGAGGCACTACAAGGCTTTCAAGGTGGCTATCAAGGAACTGTAGATACTGCATTACAAAATATGTTGAAAGCTACTCAGGTTCAAGAGTTAGTGCGTAAGCAAAAAGAAGCACAACAATTAAAGCAATTATATGCAGGCGCATATACCCCAGCAAAACAAACTGCTATCCCTTCAGAAGTAGGGCCTTCTGTAGTAGAAACACCAGCATCTTTTGATATGACTAAAATTATTCCACAGTTAATAGGCGGTGGATATATTGATAAGGTAAAAGAAGCTGCTGATACTGCAACTGCTCTACGAGAGTCTGGTCTTTATGGTGGTAGCGGAATGAAACAATCTGATATTGCTGGACAAGTTAAAGAAGCAATACAAGTTCTTGGAATTAAAGATGCAAGCGGAAGATTAAAAACTCCAGATATATTTACACCACAAGAGCAAGAAAGAGTAAGAAATTATATTTCTTCATCTGATGCAGCAAAAGCTCCAAAAGTTAATTTATCTGATCCTACTGCTGTTGCTAAAGCACAAGCTGAAAATGTAAAAGATTTTAATACTCAAATTAAAGACTATAGAGAAGTTGGTAGAAGATATAATGCAATGGTTGATGCACACAAAGATCAAGCAAATCCAGCAACAGACTCTACATTAATTTATGGTCTTGCAAAAATTTATGATCCTTCTGGCGCTGTACAACAAGGAGATATTGCAACCATTAAAGGTAAGCGCAGTATTCCAGAATCAGTTGTTGGTTTAGCAGATAGAATTTCTCGTGGTGGAACTCTTACAAAACAAGAAAGAGATAATGTAATATCTACTGCATATAGCATGGTTAATAGCTATTCTAAATCTGTTCAACCAGATGTAGATACTTATAGATCATTTTCTAAATCATTTGGTGCTAATCCAGAGCAAATTAAAAATCCTTTTGAATCAATTTCAAAGCCAGATTACATATATGTAACTATTGGTGGGCAACAAGCAAAGGCTCAAAAAGGCAAAGATAATGCGTACTATATTCAGCGTGGCGATCAATACTATAAGGTGAGCGATTAATGGTTACTCTTACAGCCGTTCAAGGCAATCCATTTGAAGATCAGGAAAAGAAAAAAATTGAGCCATCTAGCAATATAGATTTAGGCTTGCCAAAACTTCCTGTACCAACAGCACAAACTCCAGAGATTACAAGTGCTATGGTTGGCCCTATGGAAAGTTTTAAGATGTTTCTTGGAACTTTATCAACAACAGACCCAAGAGCATTACAAGACATTGTTTTAAAGTCTGTAGAAGGCGCACAAGGCGGTGAAGATGCCCAAGGTAGCCCGTATGTTGTAATTGGTGGAAAGCCATTTTATACAAACAAGCCTGGCATTTCTCCTGTGGATGCTATTGGTTTTGGTGGTGATTTACTAGCCTTTCTACCAGTTGGCAGAATGGCATCAATGGCAAAAAATGTAGCTACAAGACTAGGAATTGCTGGTCTTACTAGCGGTGCTATTTCAACTGGAAAAGAATTAGGAGCGCAATTATTAGGGTCAGAGCAACAAGTTGATACAACTAAAATTGCATTAGATGCTGCATTTGGTGGTGGTGGTCAATTAGTTGGCGATGCTCTTACAACATTTATTAGAAATAGAAAACCAGTATTTAACGCTAGTGGAAATATATCTGCTCAATTTTCAGATGAATTAAAAAAAGCTGGAATTAACATTAATGATTTTGGAACAAAAGGACAGGAAGTTCTTGTTTCTGCTTACAAGAATTTAGGATCATCTTTTGGTAAAGAGGCTGAAAGAGTAACTGGTGCAGCAAGGTCTGCTGAAACTGGTGGCATTCCACTAACAACTGGTCAAGCTACTGGGGATGTCCGTCAAATTGCAAAAGAAGAAGCAATGCGCCAAGGCGGTAGAGGTGGTATTGCTCAAAAGATTATGCAAAAGTTTGAAGAAGGTCAAAAGGCTGCAATTGGTCAGAAAGCAACAACAATTGGGCAAGAAATTGCTCCAGCATCTACAGTTGGCACACAGTCTGAAGCTGGTGGTATGTTGTTTGAAACATTAAGAGGAAAGCAAAAAGAACTTAAAGGCGCAGCATCTAAAGCCTATGACGAAACAGACTTAAGAACTTTAGCTGTACCAACTGCAACAACATCTACATTAACAAGCAAAATTTCTGATGCCATTAAGCAGGGAGATTTTATTCTTAATGAAGTAAATACTCCAGCAGCAGCTAACGCCTATAACTCATTGGTAAATATTATTCCAAAAGTAGATAAGGCAAATGTAACCCAGATTAACTTAAAGTCTTTAGAGTCTACAAGAAGATCGTTAGGTCAATATTACAAAGCAGCAGCAAACGATGCAGATAGAAATGCTGTGTCTATACTTACTAGACAATTTGATGATTGGCTAGATGATACTGTAACAAAAGGATTGGCAAGTGGCGATTTAGACCAATTGTCAAAACTAAAAGAGGCTAGAGCATTATCTAAAGATTATTTTAATAAATTTAAAATTGATCCAAGATCTGCTGATGTTGATGCTCAAAAGGTTATTGATAAAATTGTTAGCAAAGATTTAACGCCAGTAGAAACAATGAATTATTTATTTGGCGCAGCAAAGCTAGGTGATAATCAAACAGCCGTAAGAACTGCTAAAAAATTCAAAGAAATTTTTGGTGATACATCTCCAGAGTTTGATGAGTTTAGAAAAGCAGCTTATCTAAGACTTGTACAAGATACACAAGGAAACATTAAACCAGCAAGCAAAATTGTTGGTGAAGTAGATGAGCTTATTCTTGGTCGTGGATCTGCATTGGCAAAAGAAATATTTACACCAGAGCAAACAAAATCTTTAAGAGATTTTAGGTCTGCAATTAGCAAAACATTAACTCCAGCAGAGGCAACAAATCCATCTAAAACTGGTTATGAAATTGCACGACTTGGAGAGGATATATTCAAGGGTATTGGAATTATGAGTGCGCTAGGCGGTGATATTGGTACTGGCGCAGCTATTAGTGCGGTTGGTGGTGTATTAAAACCAGCAAGAGGGGCGTTGCAAGCAATACAAGCAACTAGGGGGGTAACTGCTCCTGCTTTACGAAGTATGTATGGCGCACCTGTTGGCATTGCAAGCGGTAATATTGCTGCCGATCTGCTAAGAGAAAGAGAAGATATGCAACTAAGAGGATTATTAGGAGAGTAATTATTGCTCCATATAATCCAAATATCGCATAAGAAATATGACCAATTACAATTGATAAAGCAATAGATAAATTTTGCATAAAGGCTAAAGATGGCAAAGACTAAGATTTCGGAATTTGATAGCACACCAGCTAATAATACAGATATAGACAGTATTAACATTGCAGAAGGCTGCGCTCCGTCTGGCATTAACAATGCTATTCGTGAGTTAATGAGCCAACTAAAAGACCAACAAACAGGCGCATCTGCTGATAACTTTACTGTAGGTGGAAACCTAGTAGTAAATGGTACATCTGTTCATACTGGCGCTACTACATTTACTGGTGCTGTAGTGATGTCTACTGCTTTGCCTGTAGCATCTGGCGGTACAGGCGCATCTACGGCTGGTAATGCTAGAACAAGTTTAAGTGCCGCTAGTAGTGGTGCAAACTCAGACATTACATCTATTACTGGATTAACTACTGCATTAGCTGTAGCACAGGGTGGTACAGGCGCAGCAACTCATACAACTAAAGGTGTATTGATTGGAAATGGTACTTCTGCTGTAACTACAGTATCTCCAAGCACATCAGGAAATGTATTAACATCAGATGGAACAAGTTGGACATCTGTTGCAGGGGCTTACGCATTAACTAGCATGACTGTACAAGCATCTACAAGCGGTACAAGCATTGACTTTACTTCTATACCATCTTGGGTAAAGCGTATTACTGTGATGTTCAATAGCGTTAGCACTAATGGATCATCTACCATAATGGTTCAACTTGGTGATTCAGGCGGTATTGAAACATCTGCGTATTCAGGTGCGGCTACTGGTATTGGTGCTGGTGGTGGATTAGCACAATCAGCTTTATCTACTGGCTTTCAACTTTGCGATAATGCAAATCATTCTGCTGCTGCTACATGGTCAGGAAGTATGACTATTTCACAATTAAGCTCATCTTCAAATATTTTTTCAGCATCAGGAACTTTTGGTCGAGGTGATTCTGCCGTTTCAGGAATGGTTGGTGGAGTTAAAAGCCTTTCTGCAACTCTTGACCGAATTCGCATTACCACAATAGGTGGCACAGATACATTTGATAATGGTTCAATTAACATACTTTACGAGTAAACCATGGCTGAAATTGACTTATTTAAGTATGGACAACTTGTAGCTCAAGTAGATGCTATGGAGAAAAAGATAGACAAGTTAGAGGAAGGCATGAGTGAATTACTTGCCCTCGCCAATAAAGGAAAAGGTGGGTTCTGGATGGGGATTGCTGTTGTATCAGCCTTTTCTACATTTATTGGTTTTATAAGCCACTACTTTACAGGCAAATGATGTGTCAGATCCATTCGGAATTACAGACGGAGTTAAATCCGTTACAAGTAGTATTAATGAGTCAGTAAAAGCTAGTCAAGAACTTAGCAAGGCTATTGATGGTGTTTTAGAAGTAGCAGATAAAGCAGCAAAAGAAAGGGCAGATTCTAGAAAAAAAGCCAGACAAGTAAATCCAGACACTACTACCATTATTGAGGCAGTAGACGAATGGCAAAGACTTTTAATAGCAAAGCAATCTGAAACACGAATACAAGAACAGATTATTAGTAAATATGGTTCTAAGTCTTGGGAAGAAATACAAGGTATTAAAGCTAGAAAGCAATGGGAAGATAGGCGTGATAAGCATTTAGAGCAGCATGATAGACGAGTAATGAAAAGCGTTATGCTGTTGTGCTACATATTTTCTGCATGGATAGCATACGAATGTACATGGGGTATATGGAGATGAAAGACGATTTTGATTTGTTTATGTGGGCTTGGGTGGTTTTAACCAGTTGGGCTGCATTTGGTATTTACTTATATTTGAGGTATTAAAATGTTTACTTTGCTTACTACTTTAGTTTCTTTCCTAGCTGGCGGTCTGCCAAAACTAATGGACTATTTTCAAGATAAGTCTGATAAGGAACATGAACTAAACTTAGTTAAGATGCAAACTGAGCGTGAGATGGAGATGCTCAAGGAAGGCTATATAGCCCAGGCTAAGGTAGAGGAAATCCGTACTGAGCAGATTGCTATCCAAACTGCTGAGAAAGAGCGTGAGTCGCTTTATGCCCACGATATAGCTATTGGTCAAGGTGCAAGCCAATGGGTGATTAATGCCAGAGCATTTACTCGCTCATTTATTACTTATGGTCTATTCTTTTTGTTTGCTTTTGTAGAGATATTTGGTTTTTACTATGCCGTTAAAACTGGCGTAGATTTCAGCATTGCTCTTGATATGTTATGGGATAACGAAACACAAATCATTTGGGCGAGCGTTGTATCATTCTGGTTCGGATCGCAGGCCTTCAAATCTAAATGAGTTTAGATCAGCGTGTCATTGACATGATTAAACACCATGAAGGTGTTAGAGTTCGCCCATATCAATGCCCAGCGTTAATATGGACTGTTGGCGTAGGCCATGTAATCGACCAATCACACATTAGAGTTTCATTGGCAGAGCGTAAAGCATTGCCTATTCCTGATGGCTGGGATCGCACTCTATCAATGGGGGAAGTAGATGAAATACTTACTAAAGATTTACAGTCATTTGAAAGCGGAGTTAAACGATTATGTCCTAATGGGCTTACTCCTGGTAGGTTTGGCGCACTTGTTTCTTTCGCCTTCAATGTTGGACTCGGTAATCTCCAAAATTCTACCCTTCGCATGAAACACAATAGAGGCGAGTTTGAGTCTGCTGCCGAGGAATTTCTAAAGTGGAATAAGGCTGGTGGTAAAGAATTAAAAGGCCTTACAAACAGGCGCAAAGACGAAAGAGCTTTATACTTATCTTAAAATGGGTCTGTTAAATTAACATACTTAAACCAACTGACAGGGACATCAAAAAAGAACTCCCCAC